AAATCAGCAAGAAAAACAAAAAATGCTGCAGGCAGCCCAAAAACGTCAAGAAGCAGTGAACACTGTTACTCAGGCATCTTCGCTTGTCACAGCGTCTGCTAATTTGTGGAGTTCATTCTCTTCAATTCCTATTGTTGGCCCAGCTCTCGCATTAGCTGCTATTGCTACAATGTGGACATCATTTGCAGTAGCCAAAATTAAAGCTAAACAAGTAACAGCAAGCCAATCTGATGAATATGGAGAAGGAGGTCTTGAGTTCTTGGAAGGAGGCTCTCATGCATCAGGCGATGATATTGATTTGGGCGTAAAGAATAAGAAGAAGCATAGAATGAGAGCTGAAGGTGGAGAAGCGCTTGCTATTATAAGTAAGAAGCGAACTAGGAAATACAAAAAGATACTTCCGGATGTTATTAATAGTCTAAATAAAGGAACATTTGAAGATAAATATCTTAATGCATTTGCTAGCTCAGATGGGTTGAATATTTCTCTTAATTCTAATGGAAGCGTGGACCTTTCAAAAATAGAGGATGATGTGCGAAGTATTAGAAAACAGAGTGAAACTAAGTATTATACACTACCTAACGGCACAGTAGTTATTCAGCATAAAAATGTTAAACGAATTATAAAGAATTAAAGATATGATACCTCCAAAATATAAATTTTACATATCGAAGAATGGCGGTGATAAAGTAGAAGTAAATCCGCATTATAAAGAGCTTAATAAGAAATATGCTAAAGAAAGTGGGCAAGAATTTTTCCGTATTTCACTTGATGGTAAAATAAATCTGTTTGGGAGTGATTACGAGCTTGTGCGCAATTCAGGTCTAGAAGACCAGATGATATTTATTATAGATAAATACAATAGGACTTCTGGCAAATGGGTGGAATATTATAAAGGCGAATTTAATAAAACAGATTGCAAACTTGATTATGAAAAAAAGTCATGTGAACTTAAAACAACAGCCCTTGATGAATATAATGATGTGGTTAACAAGTATGAAAATACTTATGACCTTATAAAACTTGCTCCAGCTATATCGAGAATAAACCTGCATAAACGCTCTTTAATGCAGGTTTATGTTAAAGGTTCTAATTCAATATCTAATTTTTTCGGAGGTATATACTGGGAAAGTGATGTAAATGAAGCAATTGACAATCATAACGACTTGATAAACAAATATTATTTTTCTTATATAAAAGCAGGAAATGAGTTTTATATAAGAAATGCTAGCATTTCTGATGTTAATGGAGTATATGCTGGAACAAACGGATATTGGAGTAAATGGAATCCAGGCTACACGTGCAAAATGGAATTAGTAGATGAAAGCTCTACGCCATATAGAGTACGGTTATATAGAAATTCAGATAACTTGCTGCTATATCAGTCAGAAAAGAAATGGGATGTTAGTGACCCTGACAATAAATACATATTGCGCGATGATGTTAAAATGGTAAATGTAAATAATCCAGACGATACGTTTATTATAGAAAGTCCTTTCGTATATCATATCTATAGACGCCTGCTCTGCGATGTAGATTCTGTAGAAGACTCTGAAGGTATAAAGAACACATACGATTTGCCATCTGATGACTTTGTCACAGATAATAGGAATTATAAGAAGTGTATTGGGCTAACAGGCGGAATGTTTTTCTGTACTTCTAGAGCAGTAGATAAGCCTACAAGATATGGTTTGAATGACTATGGTCAGTATTTCACTAATGAGTTTATTCCTAGTAGTACTGGTATAGGTAGGCCTTTACCTATTAGTAGAAATTCTTGGGCTAATGCTTCATTGTGGTATGTATATGATAGCTATTATTCTTTATTTGAGCAGAGATTAAGAAAGCAATATACTCTTAGGGATAGTTATTCTATAGCAGCAGCAATAAAGGCTTTACTTAAAGAAATAGACCCTACTCTTCAGCATGAAGCAACTGCTGAATATAGTCGCTTTTTGTATGATGCCACTACACCAATGTCAATGGCAAGATTTTATGTACACATAACACAAAAAACAAATATACTTAAAGGTGAATATGACCAGCCCGCTCAAAAGGCAGAAGTATCACTAGAAGATGTAATGAAAATGCTTCGTGACTGTTTTAGATGTTATTGGTATATAGAAGATAACAAGTTTAAGATTGAACATATAAGTTTCTTTATGAGAGGAGGCTCATATTCTTATAATACAAGTATTCAGCTTGATTTTACTAAGCTTGTAGACCAATTTAACAAAAAGCTATCATCATATTTTCAATCAGAAGTAGAATATGATAAAACAGACCTAAATCAGCGATACGAATTTGGTTGGATGGACGATGTAACTGATTTGTTCGGTGGAGTAACAATAGATGTTAAATCTAACTATGTGCAAAAGGATAAAACAGAAGAAATAAACATAAGCCAGTTTTCATCCGATGTTGATTATATGCTATTTAACCCATCTAATTTCTCAGACGATGGCTTTGCACTATTATGCCCAATTAAAAACGGTTCCTCTTTAGAATTGCCTATAATTGAAATACAGTTGATAGATGAAAACGGTGATACATATAATGCTGTAATTCAGAATTTCTATGCAGCTTGGGCATATCTTGTGCGCTTTTATATGTATGATATGCCTGCATCAAATCTTGACTGTAATGTGCTTGGAGATTTATATGCGAATGACATAAAAATGTGCATGAAGCATACTATAGAGTTTCCTATAGAAGAAGATTTGAATGAACTTAAGCTAATTAAAACTACTATAGGGAATGGAAAAATAGATGAGATTTCTGTCAATGTAAATACTCGCCATGCTAAAGTAAGATTACTTTATGTGCCTCAATAAAATTGCATGTTAAAAATTATTAAGAAATTTTCTTATATCGGTTTTTATTTGTAAATTAGCAACATGAAGTTAGTGAATAATAACATATCGCCATTGCCTTTTTACGATAATCTTGCACTGCAAAATCATCGTAAAGATTATGCTTTTGGCCAGGTTTATCCGCTAATAACCTATAGGAATATGTTATTGCCTTTTCAAGTAGTTCTTGCTAGTGGAACAGCTATAAACTGGGTGAGATTATATAATTTCAATACAGGGATATATACCACTATAACAACAAGCATGAAAGAAAATGGCCTGACTATCAAGTCATATACTGGTTTCAAGCTTCTTAAATATCCTGGCACTCTTCCTATTATAGGAATTGTGCATGAAGGCCAATATTACTTAGCAATATCTATATCTGGCTTGGGAACTATATACTCTGATGTATTTACGGTATGTAATAAGGTAGATGATTATCTGCTTATAGAGTATAGTAATTCTTATAACTTTGAGCTTAAAAATGGTATAGTAGATTTTTCTGACAATTTCAAATTTAGGTGCTACTTGAATACACAAATCGGTAAACCTGAATATGACTTTGAGGAAGAAGCCACAGAGCGAATGGGTTATACTTTTATTGAAAGCCAGGTAAGCAAAAAAATTTATAAGTTTACGTTTGTTGCTCCAGAATATCTATGTGATGCTCTTAGGATTGTAAGGCTATGTGAAAGCAAACAAATTACAAGTAAACTGCAGACTTACGATTTGACAACATTTAGTATGAAGCCTGAATGGGAAGACCAAGGAGATTTAGCTGCAGTTGAATGTGAATTTGAAACTGATACTGTTATAGCTAATATAGGCGGGTATGAGCCTAAATTGGCGGGAGGTGATTTTAATAATGATTACAATAACGATTATAGAATTAGCTAATCATGGAAGAAAAATTAAGACAACAAGGCAACCAAGCAGATAAATTTTTACATGGAGTGTATAGAGAATTTAAGCAGAGTGGAATCATACCATCTAAAAGCCATGAAATAAATCTTAGTGAAGATGATGCTGCTTTACTTAATGCTGCTAATTTAGCATGACGAGTATTTACATTAACAAAAATAATAACTTTTTCAATCATATAATTATGGCAAGTTGGTCAGTATTAAAAAAAGCTATTGCTAATATAATTAAGACAAACGGCAATCAGGAAATTACAGGGCAGTTATTACAAAATACCCTAAATAATATCATAAGCTCTGTTGGAGAAAATGCTACGTTTGTTGGTATAGCTATACCAACTACTAATCCTGGTATGCCTGACGGCCCAGTATTTTATTTTGCATTTACAAGTGGGCAATATTCAAATTTTAGTGGCTTTTATATTAATGAAATAGATAATGTAAAGATATTTAAATGGGATGGGACAAAATGGAATGCTATTGATACAGGTTTGCCTAATAATAGCAAAGTAACAGAACTTGTGAAAGAAATTTCTGATAAGCTACTATCAGAAGTAAATAAAAAAGTTCAAGAACTTAGTGATAAAGTAGATAATCAAAAGGAAGAAGTTGATGCTGCTCGTGATGAAGCAATAAAAGCTATAAATAAAGAAGAACAAGATGCTATATATAATTTTAATTCTCAGCGCGTTACTCCTGAAATGCTATCTAAATCAACGCTTGATTTAATAAATGCAAGTGGCGGTGGCATTATAAATAATATGGCAGATGATGAGGATTTATATTCAACTGGTGGAGATACAAACGTTTTGAAATTTGCGAATAGAATTTATAATGAATTAAATTTTAGCGGTAAAGGATATAAAATACTTAGAAAGAATGTTATAGACAATAAAAATATTCTAACGCAAGAAATGATTAACATATCTAATTATATATATGAAATTAGATATGATTTTGATTTGCATGGACAAACGATTACTATACCTGAATATTCTATATTAAAATTTAATGGTGGGAGTATTTCAAATGGACAAATAATGTGTAGTTCTAATGTTGTTATAAAAGGATTTACTTTTAAAAATATAATATCAATAACGTTATCAGATAACTGTAAATTTATAAATAATACATTGGATGGTGCTCTTTATGTAAATGGGAGCAATATTATAATAGATAGTTGCATCTTTAAAGACTATGATGTAGATAAGTCTAATAACTGCTCCCAGATAGAAAGTAATAAAAATATGAGAGGTATATGGAAAAATAATTTAAAAATATCAAATTGCACTTTTTATAACTTTATAGCAAAATCTAACCAGGCGTACTTTAATTCAATATTAATACATGAGATTACAAATACAATTATATCTGATAATAAATTTATAGGTATAGGAAATAGTGATATAAAAAATGTTGATATAGTGCATTTTCTTGTAGATAACAAAACTTCTTTAGGAGAAAATATTTTTCCGTATAATGATAATAGTGCATTCTCTTCTGTATATTCCAAAATTGATAATAATTTATTTGAAAAAATTGGTTCAATAAGAGGGTGTATAAAAATTCAAGCAAGCGATGTTGTTGTTTCTAATAACGTCATGAAGTTTGATACTGAGAATGGAAATACTAATGCGAGTGCACTTAGAGTTATTAAGTGCGATAATGTAGAGGTAATAGGCAATACTTTATACAATACATCAAAAAATATTATTAAAAATATTTCAATAGAACTATCTAAAGATATAGTTTTTAAAAATAATAGCTTATTGCAAAATTACGATACATCATTGCCTATTTTAAATACAACTACGGTTATTGATAGCGTAGAAAATGTAACAGTAGTCAACAATATATTTAATGTAGTAAATACTTTTAATATAATAACATCTACAGGTGGGATTAATATAAATATTAGCGATAATGTGTTTAATATTCTTGGAAATAGCTCAGTATTGCTTTCTATTTCTAAAAATTATTTAGATATAGAAAGTTCGTGCACTGTTTGCAATAACCTATTTAATATAGAGAAAGTTACTGGAAGCTATGGCTCAATATCATTAAATTCTGATATTATAACAGCTGCTAATAATATAGTAAGAGTAGGTAATATGAAAAAATTTAATTTTAACATTAAGTCTTTTAAAGAGGCTAATTTAATACATAATAATTTTATTAATTGCACTGCTTTTTACTTAATTGATACTACAGAAAAATCTTCAAAATTAAATATATTTAGAGAGATTATCGAATCTCTAAATATGAAAAATGTAAAAGAAGTTTATATAAAAGGTACTACATTTACTAATAAATATTCACCCATTGTACTTAACAATGTCCCAAAAACTATTGTAGAAGACTCAAAATTTATTGGCGTTTCCACTATTGCTAACTCTGCATCAGGAGCTAATTTTATATCATTTTACTGGTGTTATTTACCAACTACAAATGTGGAACATTCAAATAATAATGATTTTAGTGATGAGCAAGTTATTATTAGTAATGAAAGTAGTGCATTGTACGGTATAAGTTCTAGTAGACCATCTTTTGTAAAAAATGGAACAATTTTCTATGATGAGACTATTAGAAAACCAATTTGGAAGTCTAATAATCATTGGTTAGATAGTAATGGATTTACTGCTTCGTTAAGTAGAGGCACTAAACCAAATAGACCAAAAGAGTTATTAGAAACTGATAGCGGCTTTTTATATTATGATACAAGCATTAAAAAACCTATTTGGTGGACAGGAACTAAATGGGTAGATGCTATTGGGGCAGATGCATAAATGGAGATATAATTCTTGCAAGATTATATGGTGATAATTAACTTTTATTGTTTAACAACTTTCTAAATTCTTCAAAATTATGGAAGAAGTTACAGAAAAAATTTATTATTGCGACCGCGATAACAACGACAACGCGCTCGCAGCAGCCATTCTGGCAGGTAATAACCACAGAGACGATTGGGGCCCCTATGGCCGATGGCCGCCATGGCGGGTGGAGGTATGAACAACTGGATGAACAATCCGTTTGCTTATCTCATGTTCATGGCTCTGCTCCGCAATGGAGGCTTTGGCTTTGGTGGGGATGACGCAGGTACTGCTACCCAGGGTATCGAAACTCAGGCTCAGCTTAATGCTATCCGCACTCAGTTGCAGGACAATCAGAATGCTGATTGTATTAAGTCTGCTATTCAGGGCAATGGCTTTGCTCTTAGCCAGTTGGCATAGACTCTTAACATTGACTTCAACACTCTTCAGAAGTGCTGCTGCGATGTTCAGGCTGCTATTCAGCAAGTCGCTGGCCAGGTTGGCTTCTCTGCTGAGCGCGTTATCAATGCTGTTAACCTCGGTGACTGCAATGTTATCCAGGCTCTACAGAATTGCTGCTGCCAGACTCAGCGCCAGATTGCCGATTTCCGCGCAGATGTTCAGCTCCAGACTTGTCAGCAGACTAGCGAACTCCGCAATGGCCAGCGTGATCTTGGCTTTGCAATTACACAAGGTTTCTCAGCTACTGCTTTCCAGGCTCAGCAGGATAAGTGCGATATTCTTCGTGCTGGTCAGGACAACACTCAGCGTATCATCGACACTCTGAACAACCACTGGAAGGACGAACAGGCTCTGAAAATTCAGGACCTTAAGTTCGAGCTTTCTCAGGAGCGCCAGAACAACTATTTCGCTCGTCTCATAAACGGCGGATGCGGCTGTGGTGGTAATAGCTGCGGATGCGGCTGTGGCCAGTAATGTTTAACCATTAAACTGTAAAGATTATGGTTACATTATCGCCAGTAGGCTTAGCCGCTGCTCCTGTGGCAAATCAAGTTTCGTTCTTGGCCACATTTAAGGAGAAATTGTGTCGTTGTGTTTGTGCAACTTCTACAAATCAACCGTTTGCGACTGTTACTTACAGGAATGAAACGCCTGTTCTTAACGGAACTACAGTATTCGTGCCTATTGTAGCAACAATCACGATTACTACTCCAAATGCTTGCAAATGCCAAGCTGAGACACAGGTAATCAATGAACGGTTTGCGGTTGCATTCCAAGGTAGAACGACACTTCCTACATCTGTTACTATCAACCAGCTTGGAATGACTCAAGGACTTATTAAGATAGTATGTGGAAAATCCAACTGCTATGCTATCAATAGCTCATTGAGCGTTTCTATTCCAGCTGAACCAGCAGTCTAATTAATTGAGGGTACTTAGGGAAGTTTTATACTTCTCTGAGTGCTCTCTTTTTTATTAACAATTCAAAAAGATAAGCTATATGTTGTTATTCAAAGATATAAAGCAGAATTATCCTGTATACATTCTTGATACACAGGAATTTAGCCTTATTCAAGGCAAAGCCACTCAGGTATCGTTTCCTCGATTAGAAATGAACCAGAAGACTGGCAAAACAGAGATGGTAGTAGATGTTACTATAGAGGCCAATGGAAAAATGGCAACTTACGCTATTCCTGAAAGCCATTCAGTTACCTATGCCGGGCATCTTGTTCTGTCAACAGAAAAATCTGGATTGACGAGCGAAGTTGAAGCTCAAAAGGCAAATGCTGAACAGGTTTTGGCTTCTGCTTCTAAAGCTCAAAACATCATTGACAAAGCTCCTTCATTACTCGCAGAACTTAATCCTATGTATAAGGAAAAGCAAGAAACAGAGCAGCGCTTTGGCAAGATTGAAGGTTCTATCGGTGAAATGAAAGAACTCATGAAAAAGCAGCAGGAAATGATGGAGAATTTCATCAAAAAATTTGAAAGCTAAAAGTTATGGGACACAGATTAAAATGTATCATAGTAAAGCATCATACGTGCGACCATGATAAGGAGCACGAAGATGAAGAGGATGTAATAGTAGAAAGCAATCAAGTTGGACTGGGAAAAATTCGTATAGTATGTTAGAACTGATTGAAGCAAAGAACTTTGATGGACTAATGTTTTTCATAGCTATTAGAGTTGGCATTATTTTAATCTGCTGGATTTTCATGATACTAAGCAGTATCGTAGACTTTTGGAGTGGAACAACAACAGCAAAAGCACTTGGCCAAGCGTTGGTGTCGCATGGATTTCGTAGAACAATTACAAAAATCGGCGATTATGTAAGGCTGATGCTTTTTGCTCTTATGTTTGATATACTTGGAAGCTTATTATCATTCTATATAATTCCATTTGCCACAATTCTATGCACTATAGCTGTAATCTATATTGAAGGTAAATCTGTTGTGGAAAATAGTAAACGCAAAAAGGCTCATGCTGCAGATGTACCTGATATAGTAAAGAAGATTGTGCAAGCAGCCACTGCAGAGCAAGGCCACGAAATACTTAATGAAATAACAAAAATAATCACCTTAAACGATAAAAAGAAATGAGAAAGATAAATAAAATCATAGTCCATTGCTCTGCTACTCCTGAAGGACGAGATGTTAAAACTGAGACCATACGAGATTGGCATGTGAATGGTAATCATTGGAAAGATATTGGTTATCACTATGTGGTTGAGCTCGATGGCTCTGTTCATAAAGGCAGAGATGAAAGTGTAATTGGAGCCCACTGCTCAGGTCAAAATGCAAATTCTATAGGAGTATGCTATGTAGGAGGCGTTGCTAAAGACGGTAAAACTCCTAAAGATACACGCACTGAGGCTCAAAAGCAATCTTTACTCGAATTGCTGAAAAGCTTAAAGGTAAAATACCCAAATGCTACTATTCACGGACACAGAGAATTTGCAGCTAAGGCATGCCCCAGCTTTGATGCTAAGTACGAGTATAAAGACCTCTGAAGTGTATAAAAACCATTCTCGCAATAATTTCTTATGTGCGAGAATGGTTTTTATATTAAATATGAATAATAACAAATAAAACTCAAAGATTATGCGAGAATTAGCGAGAATAATTACACTTATATTTTTAGCCACTATATTATATGGCTGTAAGTCAATTCAATATGTGCCCGTGGAAACAACGAAAAGAGATACTACTTACTTATCTCAGACCAAAATTGATAGCATATATCATAGAGATTCAATCTATGTAGAGCACAAAGGCGATACCGTGTATCTCAGTAAATATAAATACTTGTATAAATACATAGAAAAGCATGATACTCTCTGGCGAGAAAAAGTTGATACAATTCAAGTTGCATACCCTGTAGAAGCTCAGTTTACTAAATGGCAAAAGATAAAAATTAATATTGGTGAATACCTGATAACTGCCATAGCCTTAGTAATTATATGGCTGTGTGCAAAATACTTCATAAAGCGGTAAATAATAGAAACAATATAAACAAGTCATTGTTTACGCCTAAAGTGCTCAAAATTAATTACTTATATATACTGTAAACAAAGAAACAATAATTTCATTAAATCTTTTCGTATTAAAAACCGATATTTCTTATTAACATTAATGTTAATCGGAAATTAAGAAATTAAGTTTGAAATATATAGGGGTATTGTTTTTATTGTTTCTTTGTTTACAGCAATTTCAAAGCCGCACTAAAATTGCTGTTTAATTATTTTTAACAAATAAATTCTCAAAAAATAATGGAAAAATTTTTTTCTTTCGAGAATAGTTTGTATATTTGCATATCGAAAATAAGATAATAAAATTCACCAAAATATGGAACAATTTAATATAGGTAATGTAATTGAGCACTACAAGCTAAATACGGAAGATTTAGCGAAGGTGTTATTTCCTACTGTTAAATATCCGAAACAGGCATTTGACCGTGTGTTAAAGGGTGAAGCCAATTTGGATGTTATACAGTTAGAGCGACTGGCCAATCATATTGGCGTGTTAGTAACTGATTTGTTTTCAGCAAATACTTGGAAAGGTTCATCTGAAGATGGATGCCTAACAATGCTGAAAGGCGAATATAAAGTAAAGCTGAATTATAAAGGCGTGTACGTATCTATATATAAGAATAATGAGCTTATCCACCAAAAACTCTCAAACGTACCAGATATGACAGTAAACGAGTTTATTAACTATTTAGATAACTTCATTAAAAATTACGAAAATGGAAACCATTAAAATTTCTGTTGAGGTTAGCGTAAACCTGTCTGAAAATACGCAGAAGTTTTTAACTTCATTGTTTGCAGCAGGAGTTCCAAGTGGAGCTCAAGTAGCCGCTTCAGTTTCTAAACCTGCTCCTGCTGCGCTAGCAAAGCCAGCTCCCGCAAAACCTACTCCTCAGTCTGCGGCACCTGCCCAGACTCAGAGCGCTGCCGAGCCTGCTCCTTCAGCACCTGCTGCTCCGGCTGCTTCTTCTGCCTCTAAGAGCATTGAGGATGTTCGCGGAATGCTTGCAAAGAAGGTCAATGAGCATCGCGACGTAATCAAGCAAAAACTCAATGAACTTGGGGCTCCGAGTGTAACAAAGCTTGACCCGGCTAAGTATGATGAAATGTATAACTTCTTAGAGTCACTGTAATTATGTCGAGTACAAAGAAATTGCAAAAAGCAGCTCAGAAGTTTCGCAGAGAAAATCCAAAGCTTTATGCTCAGTATGCTATTCAATGCTGTTATTTGGCAAAATTGATAAAAGAATATGGCTCAAACGACAAGTAGTACTAAACCACAGAAACATAGTCAGAGGAGTCATGCACTCCTCTCGGCTTCTGGAGCAGGAAGATGGCTGAATTGTACTCCATCTGCTAAGCTTGAAGATGAATACGGAGAAAAGAAGTCTTCAGTATATGCAGAAGAAGGTACATTAGCTCATGAGCTCTCAGAGCTTTACCTGAGAAAAGATACACTTAACAGCATTAGTGAGCAAGACTTTGACCAAAGGCTCGAAGAGATAATGGCAAATGACTTGTTCAGTGAGGAAATGCTTGAAGTTGTACCTATCTATACGGATTATTGCTCAGAACAATTAGCTGAAGCAAAAACTGAAAATCCGTTAGCTGTCATGGAAATTGAGCAGAAACTCGATTTGACAGAATATGTGCCTGAAAGCTTTGGAACAGCTGACTGTGTTGTTATCAATGACAACCTTATGGAAGTTATTGACTTAAAATATGGAAAAGGTGTTCCAGTATATGCTGAATGGAATAAGCAACTTATGCTTTATGGGCTTGGAGCTTTGCAGAAATATGATACAATGTATGATATAACGGAAGTGCAATTGACTATTATACAGCCTCGCATTAACAATATATCAAGTTGGCAAATATCTGTCGAAGAACTCCGTAAATGGGCAGAAGAGGAGCTTAGACCAAGAGCTGAACTTGCATTTGAAGGTAAAGGAGAACTTAATGCCGGAGATTGGTGTAGATTTTGTGCTGTGCGTAATCAATGTCGTAAGCTTTATGAGCAACAGCTCGAAATTGCACAACATGAATTTGCAGACCCAGAGTTGCTAACCGATGATGAGATTGCTGATATAGTTAAGCGTGTGCCTAAGCTTATAGAATGGGCTAATTCAATAACAGAATATGCACAAACTAAAGCGGTTAACGAGAATAAGCAATGGCCGGGGCTTAAATTAGTTGAAGGAATTAGTCGACGCAAATGGGTTGACGAAGACCAAGCTTCTAATGCAATTTTTGCGCGTTGCCCTGAACTTTCAGAAGATGAGATTTTCAATATGAAGCTTAAGCCAATTACTTCTATTGAGAAGTTAGTAGGCAAAAAGCGTTTTGAGGAAATACTCTCAGATGTGGTTATCAAGCCACAAGGCAAACCTACTCTTGTACCGCTTGAAGACAAGAGACCAGCAATGGGATATGCTCAAGCACAATTAGATTTTAAAAATTAATAGTTATGACAAAGAAACAGATTTTTTGGCTGATAGTGACTATTATTGCTATTGGTATTGGACTTTATCTTAAGTTCGCGGGATTCGGTGATACACTTATGTCGTTGCTTATTGGGACAATAGGTATCATAATAGGCTGGATTGCTAAGTACTTTTATAATAAATACATAAAAGAAGATGAGCTGTAATAATCACGAATATTTGCCAGATTGGGCAATTATAGAAATAAAATAAGAAATATGAAAAAAGCAATGTTATCTCAGCCTATGGCTGGTAAAACTGAAGAAGAGATTATAGCTACAAGGGAGAAAGCTATTAGGCTTCTTAAAGAGAAAGGTTATAAGGTTATTAATACTTTATTTACCGATGAATGGTATAGTAAAGAGAAAATGACCAAAAGAGGTGTGGTGCAAATTCCGCTTTGCTTTCTTGCCAAATCTCTTGAAAATATGAGTTTATGTCATGTCGCTTATTTCTGTAAAGGGTGGGAGAATGCACGTGGATGCAAAATTGAGCATGAGGCTGCAAAAGCTTATGGTTTAGAGATTATATATGAAGAATAATAACAACTTAAATTAAAAGACAATGAGTAATCAAGTAAATTCAACCAAGGTTATAACTGGCAAAGTAAGATTTTGCTATGTAAACGTATTCGAGCCCACAGCTATGAATGAGGGCGATACTCCTAAGTATAATATCTGCATTCTTATTCCTAAGAGCGATACGGCTACTATTGACAAAATCAAGAAAGCCATAGAAGCTGCAAAGGAAGCAGGTAAGGCAAAACTCGCAGATAAGAATGGCCGTATTCCAGCAAACCTCAAATTGCCTCTACGCGATGGCGATGAAGAACGTCCGGATGACCCAGCATTTGGGGACCACTATTTCATCAATGCAAACTCAATGCGTCAGCCGAGCATTGTGGACCGCTCACTCAATCCAATCATGAGCAGAGACGAGTTCTATTCAGGTTGTTATGGCCGTGCTTCAATCAACTTCTATGCCTTTAATGTAAATTCTAAAGGCATCGCTGCCGGATTGAACAATCTCCAGAAGCTCGAAGATGGAGAGATGTTGGCTGGTGGCTCAACAGCTGAAGAAGATTTCGGTGGAGATAATGCTGTTCAGGATGACGATATGATGTAATTTCCTCTCTGCATTAATGAGTATAGTAGTTTAATGGTAAAACCACAGAGTAGCATTGATTTGTTGCCTGTTATGCGGGTTCGAGTCCCGCCTATACTCCTATTATAATACATAAATGAAATATAATGGCAAAAAATCTTTTTATAGACGTTGAAACATATTCATCTGTAGATATTAAAGAGTCTGGAGCTTATAAGTATATTGAGTCACCAGACTTTGAAATTCTTATAATAGGATATGCTTTAGATGATAGCCCGGTAAAGATAGTAGATTTGGCTCAAGGTGAAGAAATGCCTAAAGAGTTTGAAGAAGCTCTACTTGACCCGGATTGTGTAAAAGTGGCACATAATGCAGTATTTGAGCGCTTGAGCTTTAAGCGTATAGGATATAATGTTCCAGCAGAACAGTGGTATTGTACCTCTGTAAAAGCTGCGTATTGCGGTTTACCACTTTCTTTGGATGGAGTATCAAAGGCTCTTAATCTTACAGATAAAAAGCTAGATACTGGTAAAGCGCTTATTAAATACTTCTCATGCCCATGCAAAGCAACTCGAGTTAATGGCATGCGTACTCGGAATTATCCTGAACATGCTCATGAAAAGTGGGAAATGTATAAGGAATATAACAAGTATGACGTACTTGCAGAGCGTGAGATATTTAAGAGATTAGAGGCATATATCATTCCTGATATTGAGCACAAGATGTATGTGCTTGACCAGAATATAAATGATAGAGGTATTTTGGTTGATATGGAATTAGCAGAGTCTGCTATCGCAGTAGATAACACATATACTTCTATCTTAACGCAACATGCTCAACAGCTAACAGGGCTTGAAAATCCAAACTCGCCTGTTCAAATTAGGCAATGGATTGAAAAGACAACAGGATGTGTTGTTATGTCACTTTCAAAGGAAACAATGCCTGATTTAATGAAAGAGTTTGCAGATTATCCAGATGTTATTGAGTTGCTTAATATACGCAAAAAGCTCTCAAAAACGTCTATTAAGAAGTATTATGCTATGCTTAATTGTGCCATGAAAGACCATAGAGTCCGTGGTACATTTCAATTCTATGGTGCAAATAGAACTGGACGATGGGCAGGTAGGCTATTGCAGTTGCAGAACTTATCAAAAAATCATATATCACATATAGAAGTACCACGTGAAATGATTAGAGCACGTGATTGGGAGTCAGTTGAGATGATGTATGATGATGTTGCAGATATTTTGTCTCAGTTAGTAAGAACAGCTCTTATAGCATCGCCTGGTAAAGTATTTAGTGTTGCAGACTTCTCAGCCATTGAGGCACGCGTTATATCTTGGCTTGCAAATGAAAAATGGCGAATGGACGTATTCCACGGAGACGGTAAAATCTATGAAGCTACAGGAGCAAAGATGTTTAATGTGCCAATATCTGCTATTACAAAAGGCTCAGTACTTCGCGACAAATCAAAGATTTCAGAGCTTGCGCTCGGTTATGAGGGCTCATTAGGAGCACTTAAGCGAATGGGTGGTGAACGTATGGGCTTATCAGATACTGAAATGATGAGCCTGGTGCGTAAATGGCGCTCGGCAAACCCTGCAATTGTAGATATGTGGAAAGAAATAGACGAAGCATCGAAAGAGGCTGTCAGATACCAAAGACCAGTATCATGCACATGTAGAAATATAATTTTCGACTGTAATGGTGAGTTTATGACAATACAATTGCCATCTGGCAGAAAGCTATTCTACTATGGACCTAAATTCAAAGATAAGAAGATAGGCCGTTCTACAATGCCAACTCGAGTATTATGTTACCAAGGAGTTGTGCAAGAAACTAAGCAATGGGGTGAAATTGATACGTATGGAGGTAAATTAACAGAGAACATTGTACAGGCTATTTCAAGAGATTTACTTGGCAATTCTATGTTAAATCTTGAGGCTAATGACTATCATCCTGTGTGCCATATACACGATGAGGTTTTGTGTGAAGTCCCAGAAGAGAATGCTCAAGCATACTATGAAGAAATGGCAAGCATTATGGGTACTCCTCCTGAATGGGCATCAGACCTTCCACTAAGAGCAGATGGATATACAACGTCATTCTACTTAAAAGATTAAAAATATGATTTGGTTGTGTTTATATATTGTTTACGCATATTATGCAAGTAGATAAATTGAAATACGATGAAAATTTGAGCATAGCAGTTGGACTAAACGTTTCAAGTAAAGTATGGAAAAATACCAAAACTACTTGGAGCAATTTAGTTCAAAAGCTAGCTACTCCTGTAGTAACCGCTGAAACATATAAGCGGTTTATGAGTGCCACAAAAGAAGAGCAAAGTAAGATAAAAGACGTAGGCGGATTTGTAGGCGGATTTCTTACAAATGGTAGGCGTGATAAAACAAATGTACTTTACCGCCGGTTAATTACATTGGATATTGACTTTTCTCATGAAAACTTTTGGTGGGACTTTACAATGCTATTTGATTGTGCTGCGGTTATTCATTCAACCCATAAGTCATGTCCTGAAAAGCCACGACACAGATTGATAATTCCACTTGATAGAGAAGTATCACAAGAAGAATATCAAGCTATTGCTCGAAAAGTCGCTGGAGACCTAAACATTGATTTGTTTGACCAGTCAACTTTTGATGTAAATAGACTTATGTTCTGGCCGTCTGTATCATCAGATATGGAGTACTACTTTGAATTTCAAGACGGACCTTTCCTCAAAGCTGATTATATTCTTGGGCTATATAATGATTGGCATGATACGAGTGAATGGCCAACCGCTACAGATAGCACAGATGTAATAATGCAAGCTATCAAAAAGCAAGAGGACCCAGAAGATAAAAAAGGCATAATTGGTGTTTTCTGTCGTACTTATACTATACAAGAAACTATTGAGACTTTTCTTTCAGATGTATATACACCAGCTGGAGAAGGGCGATATACGTATATAAATGGCTCTACAGCTGCGGGCTTAATAGTCTATGATGATAAATTTGCATATTCTCATCATGGAACAGACCCTGCTGGAGGTAGACTATGTAATGCATTTGACTTAGTTCGCATACATAAATTTGGCCATTTAGATACAGGCAAAGAAAAAGAAGACAAAGATAAAAAGAGCTTTAAGGCAATGGAAGAATTTGCCTCTAAGGACTCTACAACAAAAAAGCATATTGCTGAAGAAAAGTTTGCTGAAGCTAAATTCGAGTTTGCAGAAGAAGCAAAAGCAGAAGTTCCTGAAGAATATGATACTTCATGGACAGAAGAGCTTGATGCTAATACAAAAGGCGAATATGATAATTCTGCCAATAACTTGAATATAATAATTCAGCATGACCAATTCTTAAAAGATGTATTTAAGCTAAACATTTTTGATAATAAAAGATATGTTACACGTTCGTTACCATGGCGTAAAGTCGATACTGTGGAGCCTCTTCGTGATGTTGATTATTCTGGTGTTCGTAATTACATTGAGTGTGTTTACGGCATTGTGTCAAGTCAAAAAGTGGACGACGCGCTTGCGCTTGAATTTGAAAAGAAAAAGTTCCATCCGATAAGAGAGTATATATGTGCTCAAAAGTGGGATGGCATACCGAGAGTTAATACATTATTGATTGATTATTTTGGAGCAGAAGATAACGCTTATACTAGAGCCGCCATTAGGAAGACGTTGGTGGCGGCTGTTGCGAGGGTATTCGAGCCAGGTATTAAGTTCGACACAGCGCTTATACTTGTCGGAGAACAAGGAACATATAAAAGTACTTTCGTTAAAAAGCTCGGCATGGAATGGTTCTCAGATACATTCACGACTGTACAGGGCAAGGAGTCATTTGAGCAGATACAAGGGGCGTGGCTGATTGAAATGGCAGAGCTTTCAGGCCTTAAGAAAGCAGAAGTAGAGTCAATCAAGCACTACATATCAAAAAGAGAAGATATGTTCAGGCCGGCGTATGGTAGAACAGTAGAAACATATAAAAGGCAATGTGTATTTTTTGGTACTACTAATAACAAAGATTTCTTACGAGACCCGACAGGAAATAGGCGATTTATGCCTATAGACGTAAGGCCAGAATATGCTACAAAGTCTGTAAATGATGACCTTATACAAGATGAAGTAAATCAAATATGGGCTGAAGCATATCAGTTATATTTAGCAAAAGAACCTTTATACCTCGTTGGTGATGAAGATATAATTGCTAAGATTGAGCAACATAAACACTCAGAGGCAGATGAACGAAAAGGTATTATTGAAGAATATCTTAATACTAAATTTCCAGATGATTGGGACAAAATGGACCTGTATGACAGAAGACGTTGGCTTGAAGACCCATTGTCTAAAAATGGTACAGCACAAAAAGACTTTGTCTGCATTGCTGAAGTATGGTGTGAGTGCCTTGGCAAAGATAAGACAGAAATGTCAAGATATAATACCAGAGAGGTTAATGAAATTCTTAGGTCATTGCCTGAATGGGAAGCTATAGCATCCACTAAGAACTTTCCTTTATATGGTAAACAGAAATACTATAAACGTAAAGATAGCTTATTATGATAGCAAATTTTTATAAAATGCAATATGGAAATTACCGTAATTCCGTGCTCCTTGTTACAAAAAACATAGAGCATATTCCGTCTGTCAAAACAACTGTTATATACAATGGCCAAATGTTTTGTGTTGACAGATTAGAATTTAATTTAGATAAGTGTGAGTATAACATTTATATGGCTAGATTATGAAAAAAGATATATTTTTCTATTCAGTTAGTGAAATTCGCGAATATATGCTAAATTTATGTGAGTATGGTAAGGCTGGTGATGCTTTCAATATTGTATTATCTTCCTTCGCACTAATATTTTTTGCGCTATTGCCTAGTTTTATAGCAAAAGAAAATACTAAAGAATTACATTCAATGGCTGACTATATTACAGAAGAAAATATAGAAAAACTGTTAATCTATTAAGACGCACACATGAACAGCAATGAAACAAATAGATAGCGAAAAAGTTATAGAACGCAAATTGGTTGAGCTTGTTAAAATAAACGGTGGTATGTGTATAAAGCTGCTATGCGACCAACTTATAGGCTTACCGGATAGAATGTGCTTATTTCCGGGCCATAAAATAGTTTTTGTGGAATTAAAAACAACTGGACGAAAGCCTAAGTGCATACAGGCATATATGCACAATAAGCTTAGAGCTTTGGGCTTTAGAGTTGAAGTAATAGATACAGTAGAAAGCGTAATAAACTTTGTAGATGATATTGTATTAAGCAAATGAAAGAAACAGATTTACATAAATACCAATTAGCCTGTGCGGAGCATATAATTACTCACCCATTTTGTGGAGTATTTCTTGATATGGGATTGGGTAAGACAGTATCAACACTGACGGCTGTAAACTATTTGATGTTTGACTATCTTGAGATTAACTCGGTGTTAGTCATAGCACCAAAGCGAGTAGCTGAGTCAGTTTGGCAAGAAGAAGCAGAGAAATGGGACCACTTAAAGCATTTGCGCTTTTCTAAGATTATAGGTACTGCTAAACAGCGAATAGCAGCTGTTATGGAAACAAAAGCTGATATTTATATCATATCAAGAGATAATGTCGCATGGCTTTGTGCTTTATATGGCGGAGGCAAATTACCTTTTGATATGGTAGTAGTTGATGAGCTTAGCAGTTTTAAGTCTTATAAATCAGAGCGTTTTAAGGCATTACGCGGCGCAAGACCTTATCTTAAAAGGTTAGTAGGACTAACTGGTACACCTGCTCCAAATGGACTTATTGATTTGTGGCCTCAAATATATCTTATGGATAGAGGCGAGCGCCTTGAAAAGACAATATCCAGATATAGAGAAAGGTATTTTCGGCCAGGCCAAACAAATGGTCATGTTGTATATTCATACGATTTGATGAGTGACTCAGAATATCTAATACATAAGAAAATAGAGGATATTTGCATAAGCATGAAAGCCGATGATTATCTTGAAATGCCGTTTAGGACAGATAACTATATAAAGCTTAGAATGCCTGAAGCTCTAAAGAAGCAATACGATGACTTTGAAAAGAATAAAGTGTTTGACTTAATAGGTGCTACTGAAACGATTGAGCAAGAAGACGAAAATGGTAATTCAGTATTTGTCGAAAAGCCTGTGAAAGTAAACGTAGTCAATGCCGCTGCCCTTTCAAATAAATTACTTCAATTTGCTAATGGAGCTATATATGATGAAGAAAGAAATGTGTTTCCAATTCATGATATTAAGCTTGAAGCTCTTAAGGAGATAATTGAAGATGCAAATGGCCAATCTGTACTTGTGGCATGGACCTATCAGTTTGATAGAGATAGAATTGTTGAGTACCTTAAAAAATATAAGCCAAGAGAGCTTAAAAACAATAAAGATATTGAAGACTGGAATGCTGGTAAAATACAAGTTATGTTGGCGCATCCAGCATCAGCAGGTCATGGACTTAATCTTCAGGCAGGAGGCAGTATAATAGTTTGGTTTGGGCAAACATGGAGTCTTGAATTATATCAGCAGTTTAATGCTCGATTATATCGACAAGGACAGCAAAATCATGTTGTTATAAATCATTTGATATTGCAAGGCACTCATGATGAAGATGTAATCAGAGCACTTAAAGCAAAAGATAAAAAGCAAAATGCCTTAATGGGTAGCATAAAAGCAAAAATTGACAAATATAAAAAATTTATGTAATATGGGACGTAATGGAAAACAAGCTCCGGTATTTCCGGAAATGGTAAAATTTGTTAACGATAATGTTGGCAAAGTAGTAAGTTCAAAAGAAATTCTGCTTGGTAAAGAGCCAGGTAGAAACTCAGAAACTACATATCTTTATAAGTTTGTAAAACTTGGGTATGTAGAGCCTGTAGGCGATAATAGCTTTGTGAAAGATAAAACAGCAAGCTTTAAGGTGATAAAAGAATTTCCTAAGCATTACAATTCTGTTATGTTTATGGATGAAATGAGAATGGCAAACGGATTTATAGCTGATAGTCATGTGCGAAAAGTATATTAAAATATCAAGGCTAAAGGTTGGAGATATATTCTGTTATCGCAATGTAATATATGAGGTAGTTATGAAAAATAAATGATCAACTACATGTAAATATATAAATGAGGCTATAACTCCTATTCCTAAATATCTTTATTGTGATTTTAATAATTATACAAAAGTAGAAATATGAAAGCAACAGATGTACAAATAGGTGGTAACCATTATAAAGATATGGCTATGCAACCAATAGAGCTTATAACTGCTTTAAGATGCTCTTTTATACAAGGATGCATTATAAAATATATTAGTAGGTATAAAGCTAAAAATGGAGTGCAAGATATAAAGAAATGTATTCATTATGCTCAATTAGCTATTCAGCTAGGAGACAAAAGAAGATGCAATGATAAAGCTCTCTCTCTTAATATAAATAAGTTTATTATTAAAAATAAACTGACAATACTTCAGCGGAGAATTATTACTCAAACTGCGTATAATAACTATGAGCAAGTTATTCAATTTTGCAAAGAATTACTGCGAATAGAATATCCAGAAGAGCAATAAAATCTGGCCAAGTTAAGAAGTGTTAAGTGAGTGCATTTTATAATGAAAAAATTTTCTATTCTCGAAGAAAATTAGTATATTTGCATATCTAAATAAAGATAATAAAATGGACAAGAAAAGAACCTTTCAGCAAATAGCTAAAGATATAAAGTCAACATGGCTTAATGTATATTTTGGCGCAGTGCCTTATTTAGAGGCAATGCTAACACTTGATACTTCAGATCCGAATGCTATGTATTTTTATGATACTGCAGGAGATATTGTTAGATACTTCTTGGCAAATGCACAAACATTTAGAGGTGCTGATGCAAAAAGATTAAAAGCAGAACTAAAATCGATGCTGTAATGGATGAGATACTTAAACTGTTAAAAGAGAATAATCCAGAGTTAAAATATAAAATAATAAACAGTTTTAAATCATGAGTAATATATTAGAACAAGCAAATCAGATTGTGAATGAGCGCTCAGAGGAAAAAGAGCGTCAATATGGACCATTCCAGGCATCAATGGAAAGAGCAGCAGCTCTTTATAACTTGATGTCGCCTAAAGACCAGCAAATAACAACTGCTGGTATGTATAGAGCTATGATAGCTCTTAAGTTATCGCGTGAGGCTTATGCGCACAAAGAGGATAATCTTCTTGATGCGATTGCTTATATGGGCTCTATGAATGACTACTTAGAAGAACATAAAGAAATTTTTAATGACAAATAATCATGAAGCAGTTTATTAAAAATTTTTTAATAGGTTTATGCCTTGCACCTATAGCAACAGTGATAGCATGTGTAATGATTTCGCCTATATTTATTATGATGTATGTGCATAGTGAATGTATACAAGGGCTATTACTGTTAGTATATATGGCTTTATTATTTGCCGCCATTGTGTCGACTATTAACAAACTATCAAAAAAATAATAAAGAACTTAGAGATAAAATTAAAAATAATTATGGCAAAAGTTTATAACACAACAGACCTCAGACCAGACCAGGCGTTTGAGCGTCATGTATTTCACAGAGACCAATTTGCACATTATCTGCGATGGACTCATATCTTGAAAGAAGCTAAGATTGGCGAGTCCATTGTTGATTTTGGCTGTGGAGTTGCTAACTTGCTTGAGGTATTATACAGAAACAAGTTTAAGCAGAAAGAATATATCGGTATCGATATTCGCAAAAAAACAATTCAAGAAGCAACTGAGAAGTATGCCAATGTACCTTGGGCTCATTTCTATGTTGCTGACCTTGTTAAAAACTGCATGGATTTCAGCAAGTTTAATGCTGACAAAGTCTGCGCTTTTGAAGTGCTCGAGCATGTTGGTAAACAGAATGCAGATGCATTTTTGGAGAACTTTAAGGCTTGTGGCAATAATAACGCTACTTATTACCTTTCAACTCCGAACTATGACCCATCTGTAGGAGCAGCTGGTAATCATACTTATGACTCAGGTGATGGCCGTGGAGTTGATGTGCAAGAGTTTGACCATTGGGAGCTTGAAGGCATATTGCTGAAACATTTCAACATAGTAAAGAAGTTCGGTACATTTGCTTCGGCTAAAGACTATAAGCCACTGATGAATGATTGGCAGCAGAAAATGTTTGATGCTCTTAAAGAGTATTATAGCTCAAACCTCATTGCCAATATCATGGCTCCTATGTTCCCGGATGCTTCACGCAATACTCTTTGGGTATTAAAGCGTAAACCAGGAGACGTAAAGACTGTAAAACCAATTGAAAGTGACAACGATTTATTTTAACCAGATATGAAAAAGTTATATCAATATCCATTTTCATGCATTATACAGCTATTACTTTGCAAAATAGGTATTGCGTGTCATAATCCATTTAGAGATGAATGCACTCCAGATTTTGAGTGTTGTAGTCCGCTACATAAAGAACGATACTGGCTGCGAATTAGTGCATCGAAATTACCTATAAAAGCAAAAGTATCTTATAAGCCGACAGCTGCCGTAGGTACTAAAGGTAGAACTTTCATAAAAACAAAAAATTATAAAAGTTATCAACATGAAAGAAATACTCTTTAAACTCAATGACTTTTGCAATGCAAATAGAATTGAGTATATGGTAATAGGTACAACTGCTCTGGCTATGCTCGGAGTTCCGTCTAATCCACAGGATATAGATATAAAGGTATTTCATTTGAAAGAAGAGCAGGAAGCAAAGTTAAAAGAACTTCAATTCCTATCTGGCTTTGAGAATGAAAACTATGAAGGAGGCGAGTGTTACTCATTTGTAATTGATGGAGTAAAGATAAATGCTATCATTGACAAGACTGAAAGCTATGATGAGATTATATCTAAAGAGGTAGTATTGGATATAATCGACGAGCCTCGTGCAAAACATCATCTTATAGGTGTTCAGCTAGTAGCTCTCGCCTTAAAAGATAAGATGAAGCTCAGAAGAGATAAAGACAAAACATATATGTTGAACTTAATTGCTAATTTGGCATCATTATGAAAAGTTTAATTTCAGTAACTCCAAGAGAGTTTAAACGCAACTTCAATGAAGTAATGGAAATGTGCACAGATATGTGCATGACAACCAATCAGGAGATTATTATCACTGTTCCTACGAGCAGAAAGTCAAATACTCATGCAGAAATAGCCAAGCTTATTCCTGTAGAAGGAGGTATTAAGTATGAGTACAATAAAGAACTTATGGATAAGCACGGCATTAGCGCTTCTAATCCTAAGCTTTCAAAAATTGGAGCTATCATGGCTGATGCTTTTGAAAAAGAAGGAGTTTACAGTCTTATAAGTCCAGAAGTTGAACATAGACTTGCTAAAGCTGTAGAAACAGCAGCTAAGGAACTTGTTAAAATGATGTAGCCATGAAATTTGCAAAAATAAGAAATGTAAAGTCCCCTGTTCGCGGGACTGGTAAAGCAGCAGGAATTGATTTTTTCGTTCCTAATTTTGGAAATAACAAAGGCTTTATCGTAAATCCAGGAACTGATGTTTTGATACCATCAGGTATTAAGATGGAAATTCCAGAAGGATATATGCTTATGGCAGCTGATAAATCAGGAGTTGTAACTTCTAAATGGGCTTGCCTTGGAGCTGGTAGAACACCGAAAGCAGAAGCATTTGAAAGCATCGTTATCCTCGGAGCCAAGATTGTAGATGAAGATTACCAAGGTGAAATTCATATACATGTTGTTAATGTCGGCAAAGCCAAGGTCCACATTAAGCCAGGTATGAAAATAGCACAATTTATTCTTGTGCCTGTATCGTATGAAGGCCTTGAAGAAGTTTCTGAGTCAGAGCTTTTCAGCCGTTCATCCAAGCGTGGTGATGGAGCACTCGGGTCTACTGGGTCATACTAAGGATTGATTTTCACATTATTCTCGCGCGCAATATCGCGCTTTAAGTACATAAATGATTGAATAATAATGGAATAATAGCGTGCTCTAGAACGCGCGAGAATATATAAACTTTAAGCACATGAAACAGCTCAAGAAGAAAACAGTTGAAATTCCACAAGCCATTTATACAGACCAATTTCTCAGATTTGTGGCCATTTATGCTAACAGGTTTAAAGCCACAAATGGGTATGGTAGATGGCTTGCTGAATATAGACGAATGGATGAGCATGGATGGTTTAAGCCAGAAAAGTTGAGAGAGCTTTATATCGATATATTAAAAGATACAAGCGCTTTGTCTTATATATACTGGGATGCAGTACACTATATTTGTATACAAGCCCTTGATGCTACCAAAGCTTTTGTATCAGCTAATTCATTTGAAATAAGAGTAATTACTGGCGAAATAGCATTTGACGATAACGACGAAGAACTTACAGGCTTATCTATGGAAGAAGCAATAAGTATTTGCAATGCCATGAATGAGGAAGCTGAAGAATTGTTGTTTAGAGTTTATAACAGTAACACTAATAAGTTGATAGCATGACAGACAAAGAAAAAATAGCAGATGCTGCGAATAATGTGGAGAATAAGTATATAAAAAATATACCTGAAAACTTTTGGTTTCTCAGATTTTTTTGAGCACTTGCATCAAAAGCGCTTAGTACTAGACAACAAAATTCCTTTTCCAATATCTACTTGGGAGCGCTCATACCGGTATAAGGGTTATGGCTATAACCTCTGTAGAGAATCAAAGAAAAAGTTACTTGACGCTATTAGAAATACAACACCTAAAGATGATGAGTTATCGATGTATAATATAGGAGGATGGGATTAGTATGGGAAAAATGCAATATGGAGTATTTGACTCAGTAGGTAAATTACTAAGATACTTTAATACCTACAAACAGGCTGAAACTTTTAAAATATCTCGGCAAAGATATGATTGGAGTGTTAAACAAATTTGGGTAAAATAATTATGAACATAGCTTATAAAAATGCTACTGAGGCTTTTGAAGACCTATATGCTTTTATTATGGGCCAAGGAGTAAATACTAATGTTGGAACAAAAGCTGTTTACAATGTTGGTTTTTATTTACTTAATCCTCAGCAACGCGTCATAACAACAGAATGGCGTAAATTCAGCGAACGATATGCAGAACGCGAATATGCTTGGTATATGTCTGGAGATAGGAGTGTAGCTGAAATCAAAAAGTATGCTCCTATGTGGGATAAAATGCATGGTGGAGATAACATTGTCAATTCTAATTATGGATGGCAGTGGACTCGCAATCACCAATTGGCAAAGTGCATTAAACAGCTTAAAGAGAATAAAGATACTCGTCAAGCTTGGTTTACTATATTTGATGGTAAAGAAAAAGATGACTATGAATATGATACACCTTGTACACTATCAGTCGGATTTGATATTAAGCCTCAAATAGGAACTCTTGATATGTGTGTAACTATGCGAAGCAATGATTTGGTTTATGGCTTTTGCAATGACCAATATTGCTGGACAAAACTTCAACAATTAGTCGCAGATGAGCTCGGTGTGCCAATAGGCACTTATTACCATTTTGCTCATGATTTGCATATATATAAGAGACACTTTGATATGCAAGAAAAGTATTATAAACAACAACTTAAAAACTTATAAAAATGAAGCTGGAAGATTTGAAAGTTATTGATATTATTCAAATGCCTCAGTTTGAAAAGCATATTGAGGCTTTGATTAAGGACTTGCACTTAACTCGTACGAAGATTATGAATGAACATCCAGGTGTTCAATTCAAAAGAGGCCCCATTGAAAGATTACAGGAGAAAAAGGTATTTGGACCTAAAGCTCTTGCTGCTCTTTACGCGAAAGTAGTCGATAAGACTATAAATGCAAGCGAATATCCTTCTACACTTAGAACTTTTATTAAAGGAATAGGTGACAAAGCTTTTCATAGGACTTATGTTGAATTAAAGCAAGCAGAAGAGGGAGAAAAAGTAAAAACAATAATGGCTAAAAAGGAAGAAGATGAAAAAGGTGCTTAAATTTTTATGGAGATGTGTAGGTGTGCTTTATTTCCCTATATATCTATTGGCCTGGGTATTGCATAAAATAGCAAGACTCATGCTTGCAATTGCATATTTTGGATTGCTTAACAAGCAAGCTGGAAAAGATATAATCAAGTCATTATTTAAGTGGCATGGAAGATATTAAACAATATGGAGATTTAACCGAAAAGGAACTCTTTGAATTTCTCGATGAAATTAAAAGCGATGATGAGGATATTCAAGAGGCTCAATCTGAGGCAATTGAAAAAATTACCTTAGAAGAAGAGCATGTTAAATTATCTGAAGAAGAGCAGGAAAACAGAGAGATTGAAGCTAGATATGGAGATAAAATGCCATGGACAGGCTTAGGTCCAAACAATTGCCGAGGTGTAAAACTGTTTGGACCTGAGGGACAGCGCAGAGCTGCAATGGCTAGCATAGAAGCTAAAAGGAAAAAGTCTCAACGGCTTAAAGAAGATAGAATACGTATTCAGCGTGAAGCTTTCAGGCAAGAATATATACGCCTGAGTGACCCTATAGGAAATGAAAGGATTAAGCTGTTAGTTTCATCACTTGTTAAAGAACACACAAGAATGGTTGATAAATACTCAACTTATATAAACAAGCGATTAACTACTTTACTTAATCCTTTTATTCCACGTAGGTTAAGAATATGTAAAAGCTTATATCCTGACTCAATTCGTCCATGTCCTGGCTTTTTATATAAGGCGAGTGAGGAATATGGTGCTGGATTAACTTTCTGGGCAATGCCGAATATCCCATATTACTTTGTTCAAAATACAGAGCAAAAAGTTCTTATGGAGCATAAATCGCCATTCTTGGTAAATGTGGACCAGTCCATAAAGTTCTATCATGAGCATCTTAAAAAAAGAGCAGACAAAGAGCTTAAATATGCTTCTTTAATATATCAAAAAGGCGTATATTCATACTTTGACCTGTTAAGGCTTAATCCATTTTGGTATGAAGTTTTATATAATGATTTGCAAAACAAGATTAAAGAAATGATATGAAAAGTAATAACACTAAATTAGCATTGCCAAGAATTTTAATCTATCAAGATGAAGACTGTAAAATCCTGGTAGATTATTTGGTGTATAACGGCTTTCAAGTAATAACCTCAACTGAGAATGATATACCAATCAAAATCAGAGAAAAGAATTATGACTTATGCATATTAAGCCATTATAAAACAACAGATGCCTCTATGAGGCTAAAGCCATTAAAATTTTTGCGCAAATCAGATGATAAAATACCGGTAATAATGGTATCGGATAAGGCTCGATATGAGTATGTTATTGAAGCATTTGATGAAGGCGCAGATGATTACGTTATAAGGCCATATAACATTGAAGAGCTTATAAGAAGAATAAAAGCTGTTTTGAAAAGATGTGGTGTGCGAGTAAGAAATATAGAGCCATCTTACGAGATAGGCGATTACCTGTTTAATACAGTAGATAAAATTCTTACTATAGGCAGTGTAAAAACACGGCTTAATAATAAACAAAGTCAAGTTCTTGCTTTACTATGTGCTTATAAAAATGAAATATTACCTAAGAAAATACTTATGCAGCAAGTATGGACTGATGATAACTACTTTAATAAACGTAGCTTAGATGTCCATATATGCATGCTGCGAAATATGCTTAAAATGGATAACCGAGTAGTTATAGAAACCATACGAGGAGTCGGTTATTCTCTCGTTATAGAAGAAGATGAAAGCTTAATGTAAAAAAGGCAGACTACAGAAAAGTAGTCTGCCTTATATTTCTCTCGTTCACTTGTTAAGCTATGCGCTTCTTGAAATTCTTCAAAAAATACAAGCTCATTTTTCCTGTCGCAAAATCCTCATCTTGATTGCCTGTATGAAAACACTTAAGGCCATATTTATTGGTATAAACCTTAAAATCACCGCGTAATTCTCTCGTTCCAGTTTGGTTATTAAACCACCATACTCTAATATGATTTGCATCAAGCCATTTTATTTGCTGCTGAATATATTTGGTAAGGTCCTCATATTCATCATAATCGGCTTGGTCTTCAACATACGGAACAAAAGTACATTCTATAAGGTCTGAGTCATCAACTGCTTTCCAATCATCTTCTATATAAAAATTATTGGAAAACATTTCAGATACCTCATTGGCTTCTTCCAAATTGTCTTCGTCTAATGGCTCTTCACCATAATACAAAAAGCAAAAAGCATCATTTGATATTTGCAAAGTCTGCTTTTTGCTGTAATCTAAAACAAAATTGCTCATTTATTCTCCCGTTCTATAGTTTCACGATATTTCTTCTCAAGCTCTGCTATTTCATCTAAAGCAGCTTGAGGCTGAACTAATTGAACAGCGATTGGCAGTTCATTTTCTTCTTGCATTGCTTGAACTGACTGAGAGCCATCAAGCAAATTCTCTTGCTGTACCTCTTGGGTATTCTCTTGTTCATTTATTTCCATATCGCAATTATTTATTTTTGTTCAACATTTCTCTCGTTGGGGCCTTGTGATATTCTCCTGTCCAATTGTGGCGGATATTCTCTCGGCCATTTCCTCTGTTAACTCCTGTACCACACTCGGAGTCCAATGTGGACAATTGCTGCATAGCCCACCGTGCACGCGGGCTACACAGCTTGTACATTCAGGTATAAGCTGTTTAATCATAATGGCTATGCGGCTTTTATGTATTCTAGTGTGTAACATTTTTTAACAGTTTCACTTTTGTTCTTTTATAGGCTAAAAGTACAAAATAATCTTGATATAAATTACTGTTTTACAGACTTTAACATAAAAATTTTTCATTGGTTTATTGCGGCTTCAAAATAAAAATATAGAGCTCTAAATGCCTCGAAAATATATGAAATTTCATTATTCTCGTTCATTCTCTCCTCATTTCTTTTTATAGATTTAGTTTACTATTATTCTCAAATAAAAGTGTCCTAGAACGCGAAAGAAGCATGTTTCTATGAGTTTACAGACTTTAACATAAAAATTTTTCATTGGTTTATTGCGGCTTCAAAATAAAAATATAGAGCTCTAAATGCCTCGAAAATATATGAAATTTCATTATTCTCGTTCATTCTCTCCTCATTTCTTTTTATAGATTTAGTTTACTATTATTCTCAAATAAAAGTGTCCTAGAAGCCAAGAAAATGAGTCAACTTTTTAGCCATAAATTTAACAGCTATTTATATAACTGCTTGGTGGCTTAAAGCTCAGGAAAGTCCATGCCTTAATTCATATTATAGACTTTATAAAAATACATTGATAGATACACTTCTTTTGACCTCTATCGCGTCAAATTGAGTTAACCCATGTTATAGTACACCTAAAGCCTAAAAGTGTCCTAGAACGCGAAAGAAGCATGTTTCTATGAGTTTACATATTTTAACATAAATCACAATAATACAAAAATAGCCGCATATTTAGATATGCAGCAAAAAAAAGAGCCGCCTCTTTCGAGACGGCTCCATGGGAGAAACGGTGTCAGGTGGCTGTGTTATGCAAGTGACTCCTCTTCGGCTGTAGTCTCAGCAGGAGCTTCGGCAGTTTCTCTATTTGCCTGACCGGCAAGATATTCATCCAGCTCCTTCTTTACATCCTCGAGCTGCTTCTTTTTGGCTTCCAGCTCTTCCTGAACTTTCTGCAGCTTCTCTTCTACCTTCTTCACATTCTCCTCGCAGCGAATTACACGGTCCTGAGGAGTAAACGGAGCGCGGATTGCTGCTGCCTCACGGCGCTCCAAATACTTGGCATTGAGCCGTGCGCCTTCTTTGTCGAACTCTTCGGCAATCTTAATGCCCTCAGCTTTTACAACTCTGTGCATAATCTTCGTTGCGAGCGGATTGCCTTCGATAGGAGTCGGAACTGAAATGCGGTAGAGCAAGCGCTGAGCTCGTTTGTCAGGCACGATTGCCACGATACGGCCGATTACCATTTCAATGTGCTCTTCACCGTTTTCGTCTGTAGTACGGTATTTCTCAAATTCTACCGGTTTACCTACGTTGCCGATAACTTCGTTAATCTCTTCGGCAATTGCTTCCGGTGTCCATTCAATTTTGTCTGCCGGGTCTTTTACTTTGCGAGCATGGACTTTCTTCTCCGGCTCAACAACTTCGTCCAGAATACGAACGAGATTGCTGTCATGTACTTTAACGATGCGGCGTCCGTCGTCTGTCTTGATTGCATAGAGTACATTATTGCTGCGCTTCTCTTCAATCACTCCGGCGATATAGCCGTCAACCCATTCTACGGTGTTGAAAGGAACTGCCTGACAACGGTGGTTAACATTCTTCCTCAGCTCTTCGGCCAGTGCATGACGGTCCTCATCGGTCATCTTTGGCTTTTTCTCCTGAGTTGCCTTGCTGCCATTGTAAAGCGGGTTGAGCCCGCCATTCTCTTCAGCTGCCTTAATAGCTGCTTCTTCCTCAGGGCTGAGCTGAGTTTCTTCTTCATTTGCAGGAGTCTCTTCTGCGGTTGCCTCAGGAGCTGCAGGAGCAACGGGGACCTGAGCCTGTTCACGAGCTGCGAGTACGGCTTCGATAGCCTTCTTGTCTTCATCACTTGCTGTTGCCAAAAGAGCGTTCAGCTTCTTCGTTGTCATCTGCGAAAATTTCATTGTTGCCATAATACTGTAAATTTTGAATTGTTATTAAAATGTTATTGTTTAATTTTGATATTGCAAATATACTATGTTTTTTTTGAATTATTGAGCCGCTTTGGGAACTTTTTTCCAAGTTTTATGTTAAAAAATATCAATTGAGTTTTTTAAACGGCCCTAAAAGTCCGAGAGTACTTATACTATATCCCTCCTTGCCAAAGAATTTGAGTGCCATATTAGCCAATTTCGTTGTCCCTAAGGCATCCGAAGACGCTACTATGATAGCTACACAACCCTCATCATTGGACACGATAGCACAATCCGAAATGGCTTCTATGAAGTTCTCCATACTGTCCAAATTCTCTCGAGTGGCCTCAACTTCAAGCCTATAAACCGTTACAAACATTTCTTGCCATGTTATTTAGCTTTTACGGTTTTGTAGCTCTTGCTTACCTCTATACTGAACACGCCGTGCCAAAGAGCAAATCGGATTGCTGTTTCTGAACTGTCTTGTTCAACTGCAATTGTTGGTGTCAAAAACAATGTTTCTGACTTGGTTGCTGAAAATTTCATTGTTACCATATTACTGTAAATTTTTATTAGTTGCTCCGCAACAATATTGCGAAAGCAAGGATTAAACTTAGTGCCGCTGTAGGTGTCGCTCCTAAACCGTTTCTGTCCGCAGCGGCTAAGGTCATGCATTCTTTTGAGGAGTGCCGTCCCATTCTGTTACTTGCTCGAGTACAATGTACCGGCGTTGCTTTGAGCGACACATAAGAGCCGCATAGCTGTCTGCGTCTACTTTGTTATCAAACTTCTCCACAACTGTGGGATTGAAACCGCCGTTATAGGCAATTGCTACATAAAAAACTGTTGTTTCCATATTCGTTATATCTTTTAAGTTATATGCAAATATACTACTTTTATTTTAATCTGGTTACTGCTTTAAAAACTTTTTTCGTTAAATAATGTTGGTTATTTTACGTTCATTCTTGCTGCATATTCATCAATTTGTTCTCTTATAAGCCATTCAGGTTTAACCGGCAACAAGTCATAAAGCTCTCGCATTTTATCGATTTGTTTCTGCTTGTCGTGAGCCCAAAGGCAATGCTGAGCGTTTCGGCTGCCATAGCCGAGATAGTAATTGCAATCGCATTGAAGCCGGTTGAATAGCATGTATTCAAATTTATAGTCTCTTGCTGCCATGTTAATATATTCTTAGAAATTTGTGCAAATATAGTCTCTCGACCTGGGCTAAATATACGCATCAGCGGATATTTATGCCGTTCTCGTCTACTGTAATTACCTCAACCAGCATCACCTTGCCAGGTATTTCTCTTATCTCGGTAATTTTCTTGCCGTCCTCTTCACGTTCTACTGTCTCCTTTTTCGGTTTGTCCTCTTTGTAGATACAGTAGGTATGTTCGTAGTAGCCGCGCAAGTCGTCGCGTTTTGCTGCGTCCTTGATACACTCGAGGATATTTTTTTCGGCATAGTAGTGGCACTCACTGGCAAACATTCTTTCGCCGGTTATTTCCTCGTTGTCAATTCTTACTTCCCCTGTTTCCAACATACTGTTTGGAATGTTCGTCAATACGAAACGGTAATTTCTGTTTACTTTCATTGCTGTAAATTTTTCTAGCTGTGTCATATTCTTTATTGTTTTATTATTTATATTGTAAATATACTCATTTTATTTGAACCGGAAAAACTTTTTATGTTAAATTTTTAGCTGTTAATTTTTGTTTCCAGATTTTGATTTATTTCGTTATTTCCGATATGTAAATATACAAATAATTTCTGAATCAGAAAAATTTTTCATGATTTTTTTTGGAAATTTTTTTTGCTTGTAAAATAAATAACCTATAAAAATTTTATAAGTTAAGTTGTATTAAATGTCCTGGTTGTTTCGTTAATAAATTAAAATAATAATTTTATACCTATCAGCTAATAAAACAATTGGAACCTGAAAATATATTCTATTAGGAAGTGTTAAATTTTCATTAAGCCTTGTTAAAGGAGAGCCTGTGAGCCTGTTTTCTGGTTTGAAATTTGAAGGTTACTTTAGTTAAGAGTTGTTAACAGGCTCATAGCCTCATAGAGCTTTAACGAATTAAACCATTAACGAATTAAACCATAATTAACGAATTAAACCATTAACGAATGAAGCTCATAGCCTCATAGAACTTTAACGAATTAAACCATTAACGAATGAAGCTCATAGCCTCATAGAACTTTAACGAATGAAGCTGATAGCCTCATAGAACTTTAACGAGTTAAACCATTAACGAATGAAGCTGTCAGGCTTAACGCTTTTTAGCCAAATAAATTTTTATATTTTGAGAATTTTGCCTGTGTGGAAATTAGGCCCCTGCCGCAGTGCCTGGGTGCCCCTTATATATAGTATATAGAGCCATGTCCATAGGCAGAAAAATTTTTTGGCTTCAAATCATTCTCGCAAATTGCCAC